GATTTGATACAACTATTGGATTTTTAGTAAAGACGGTTTGTCCACCTTCATTAAAAACAAGTGCTTGAGATTTTACTGGTTTAATTGTAACTGGAATACCTTCCTCCATGATTTTTGCTTTATTGTAAAATGGAACATTTGAATCTTTTTTTATTGCTGTTGATTGTTTAAAAGTTGAATTAATACTCAAGCCAAGATTGCTTACAGTGTAGTTAATATTAAATAATCTTGCAGATGGACTTCCAGTTTTATACCACTCATAGACATGATGAAGTGCTGATGGATTTCCTTTTGCAGAAATATCAACATATGTAGCCATTGCCTGGATTGTTGTTGCACCAAGATTTTTTAAAAAAATTGCTTTTCCTTTTTGGGCACCTTCTAAAAATCCAAGAGAATATTGAATAATATTATTCATTTGTTTGTCAAAATTTAATGTATTTGTTTTAACTATCATTAGTCACCTACTGTTTGATTCTCTGTCCTGCGCCAAAGCATCTTAAAAAATTCAACGTTTCCAAATGGTCCAACAAAAGGTTCTACTGTGGCCATTTCATAAATGGTTCCTTTACCAGATCTAGGACCTGCTGTTTCTCTATAAATAATATCATCACTAGAACTTCTTATATTTGTAACTAATATGTTCGTAATAGCATTTTCAGAATTTGTAGATGATACTCTTGGATCACTCTTTGTTCTAGCAATAAGTTTGTTTTCGTATTGTAAAAATGTTTCTGGCTTAATGTCTTCTGTTCCTGCTCCGCCTATACCTGTTGCATTGCAAACTATAGTTCTATCAAATACCCAATCTTTCGTTGCCTGTCCATACTGTGTTTGTTTAATAAGTGGATAGTAAATATCAGCCTTCATAGGATATATAAAGTCTGTTTCTTCACAGCATTCCATTATAAAACTCCTGGGCGTACAATATTTTCTTTATATTTTTCTAAAACCTTATCTACTAAAATATTGCCAGTACCATCTATTAATCTTTTATCATATTCAATTTTGAACTGATCTGTACTATAATTTTTAACATATCTCTTATAATAATCTAATCTTCCACATTTAATATCATCAATTAACATTAATGTTGCATCTTGAATGTCATAAGGAACTACTTTATATCCAGTTTCTAATAATAAAATATAATCTGCTCCTTCTGGAAATGCAACTCCAGGAACAACAGTTTGAGTGTGTCCACTATCTTCTGTGTCAAACATACTAATAGAATCTGAATATCCAAGTGGAATACGTGAATACCTTCTTTCTGCACGATTAATAGAGTCAGTGTCTTCTAGTGGATCTTTGGTGATTGCTGTTTTATCTTTAGTAATTACAAAGGTGTAATCCAATAATTCTGGTCCATCTGCGTTATCTATATCATAAACCAATTGTGCATTTTCATATACCTTTAAAATTTTGTGAGTTTTTTTCCAAAGTGGTAGATAGTCATTTCCTTGTCCAACAACCTCTAAATATGTTCTATCATAATAAAATCCACCAACTGCTGCATCAATAATTGCTCTTGCTAAATTTTCGTAACCTGCATAAAGTGCTATATCCGTTGCTGTACCAGATATAGCCAAGGGTGTTGGATCTACGTATGGTCTCATAATTTCTAGATTATCTTGTACTACAATATCACCACGAACCAGATTTTCTCCAGAAGATCCGCCATCTTCATAAATTGTTAAAGCATATGATTTGTCATATTTAACAAAATCTTCGCTTAAAGAATAAGTAATTTTTTTACTAGCATTAGACTCTACAGCCTCTTCAATTTCTGTTAACTCTGCAACGTTCTCAATAACAATTATGTAGTCGGCATTAGCATCTGGAACTGTGTAGGTTACAGAAAGAGGATATGGGGGAAGACGTAATATCTGCATTTTTATTTACCGTAGTATGAGGCTACTTCTTCTGCTGGTGCAATTCGTACCAGTTTGTGTGTTAGCCACTTTTCCGATGCCTCCTTTGAGACTATGTTATACCCCACTTTTAAAGCACCTAGATTATCCATGTGCAAGTTTCTTTCTGAGTATAGGGCTATTTTATTGTCCATATTTTTATTTTTATTTACCTGTTCTACTGTTTCTTCTTTGTTTTCTGGTGGAAACCAACTAGCAATAATTTCCAAAATTTCAAGTTTAGTATTTGCTTCAAATAATTCTATATTATTTTTCTTTGCATATGCCTTTAATGCCATTACGGTTTTAGTTGATAATTCTTCCATTGTTAAATTCATAAATCTCCTATGCTTATTTGTAATTATACCAGAATAAGAATAAGGAGGGTAGTTTTTACGCTACCCTCCCTAAAATTTGATCCTTTAGATCTTAGGAATCAGCACTATCTGAGTCAACATAAGCGACTGCATCTAGTTCTTCCCATTGGATACCAAAGCGTACAAATACTGTGTATTCAATTGTATCCTTCTTTGGCTTGTATTCACGGTTTACAGTGATGTCTCTTTGGAAACCCCATACACGGTTCTGAGGGAATGTTAAATCAACATAACCTGCAGGGTAGTAAGGAACTTCAAGAACATCTACACCAAGTACACGAGTAGTACGTGTATTACCTAGTGTCTGTGCTCCACCATCAAGGAATTCTTGACGGTTTGCTTGTGTGCTACCAATACGATCAGCAAATGCTGATGAGATGGCGTCTGCAAGTGTACCGTTGTTGCGAACAATACCAGCAAAAGCATCAGTACCTGCGTAAAACTTAAGGTTTGACTTAAGTGCACGGTACTTGCGAGGCATTGCTAATAGCAAACCTTGCATAACTGATGTGGTGTAGTTGTTGTCTGCAACTGTTGCAGCATATTCGTGAGCATCATTTCCTACTGTTCCACGAGTTTGCTTTACGAAGCCAGGCATGATTGAAAGGAAGGCATCTGCGCCTGATCCAATACCGTTAATAGCAAGATCTTCAATATCGTTAGCAAATGCATTTGTCATCAAGCGAACTAGATGATCTTCAAGTGCTCCGCCTTCAATATTGTCTTCAAGTGCTTCAGTTGATACTTCCCAGTCAAGACGAATCTTTTTGGTAGTTAGTTCAACCTTTGAGAATGTTGCGCCGATGTTGGTGTAGTCTGGTGCTCCTTGTGCTGCTGCACGAATTACACGCTCTCCAACGTTGACCTTTTCAATCTCCATTGTATTTGCTCTCATTGTAACTTTACGACCATCTTTAGCGAGAACTGTTGCATCCCACACGTAGTCGATGAAGCGACGAGCCTGTTCAGGTGCTAGAATACCACCTGCTGTTCCTGTTGGATTTACTGCATTTGCTCCAGATGTTGATCCGAATGCTGCAGTTGCAGTGTTACCTAGTTGTGATCCTACAGACGCTGCTGCTGAATCTAAACCAGTTGCACTACCAACACCACCAGAGACGAATCCGCCTTGAGAGTTAATCTCATTGCCTGCTCCGCCTGATCCTGGATAGTTTTTTTCTAGGTCTTTATTTTGTTCCGACATATTGTTCACCTCCTAGTGATCTTATATCTTATTTGAATAGGTCGGTTGATGTGAGGAAACGACCGCCCCATAGGGATTTCTGAACTTTTGACGGTTCAAACTGCACGATCTCGCCTAGATCGCCAGACTTGCGGAAAGCGGTGTCTTGTTCTACAAGATCTACTCGCTTGCCAAACTCATTAAAAGAACCCTTAACATTGTTTACTTCATCAGATACGGACTTAACCTCACCAGATACACTGTCAAGAGACTTGCTTAATGCAACAACTTGCTCATGAAGAGACTTAATGGTTGTTGCTAAATCGCCAAAGGCATTTGTAAGAGAATTTTTGATTTCTGCAACTGCTTCAATAATTGCTTCATCAGATTTTGCTACAGCAACTTCTGCTGCAGTAACATCTCCCTCTTCTGTTTTTAATTCAGAAGAATCTGCACTGCCGTCTTCTGATTTAACAATAGCAAGTTCTTCAACTGCTACTGCTTCTTCAACGACTGCATTAGTTTCTGTTGCTTCTGCAACAACCTCTGCTGGCTGTGCCTCTGGAGCGACTTGAATTTCTTCAACTGCAGTTTCAACTGCTACTTCTGTTGCTTCATTCATAGTACTAACCTCCTTTGTAATCTTAATTGTACTAATGCCTTTAGCACTATCAACTAAGAACTTTATTATATCTTTATTATTTTTATCTTCTTTTTCAACAAATCCAATGTTTTGCATTTGATTTCCTGATGTAGGGCTTATTTCATTCTCAGAATCTGAAACCATTACAATTCCAGTTTCAGAATCCCAAAAAACATTTTCAATTTCTGCTTTTGAAAGATATCCACTAACAATATTTTTTCCATCAACTTTTTCAATAGATACAATATTTGCAAATTGATTTGCTGGATTATCAACTAGAGATAACTCAAATAAATCATATTCTTTAATTACACGTATACTCTTATTTAGTTCTTCGTTGTATGCATCATCCCAGTTTTTAATATTTCCACCAATAGAAAAACCTTTATATGTTCCGTCTAAAACTTTTTCCCATGCATCTTGTGCGCCTTTCGAAACGTATGCTGAAACATATACTCCATTATAAAATTTTTTAACTGATGGATCAAAATAACGATCTTCTTTAAATGATACAATTTTTCCAACTGCAGATGGCTGGTGCATCTCACGCAGATTTCCTCTAAAATTCTTAAATGCTTCAACACTTGACTCTGTTGTTACAATATCACCCTGTTTGTCAATATTATCTAGTGTAGCAAATCCAGAAACTATGCGACGCTCAATATCGATTTTTCCAATAGGCATAGATAAGCGAACGCTGTCGCCAATAGTTTCCCAATGAGCCTTATTTATTAACATATCGTTACCATTATACCAAATATTTTACACTTATCTCAATTATTGAGATGAGCGACCTTCGCCTTGTGCATTACGGCCAGAAATAGTTGTAGTGGAGTCGGAGTTGTTATTTGTTCGTTCTGCATCTCTTTGACGATTCCCTGCTACATTAGCCCTTGTATCAGTTGCTTGTCTTGCAGACATAACAAATGGCTCATCTCCATCGGCTCTTTGTGGAAGATCTAACTTTTCACGAGCCTCGTTTGGAGTCATAACCTGTGTTTTTACATAACGCTCAATAATTTGAGATTGAGCAATTTCATCTGTAAGAGTTAGTTCATTAAATTTAAGTTCAAGAATATCTGTTTTTTCACGAATAATCTTGCTAACAACTTTTTCAAGATGCTTTTGTGCTGGACGAGATACCTGTTCTTTGAAGGTACGATCTTGAGATAGTGCTGCTGCAATTCCAGAATCTGCTCCACCAAGTTTAGAAATTGGAACCTGATGTGCAATTAAAATATCATCACGATTTTGCTTGCGATATTCTTTAAATGATCCATCTTGAATTCCATTTTCAATAGGGTCCATTTTAAATTCAACCTTGTTATTTTCGGTATCTCCAGGAAGTGGTATGTAAAGAGTTCTGTGTGACTGAGATTTAAGTCCAGTTTGTAAAAATCTAAACATTTTATCTTCACCGTCAGAGGATAGTTTTGCACCCTTAAGTGTTACAACATATCTTGGAACAGCCTTGTTTTCAAAATAGTCAATATTATACTGTGAGGCAAGTTGGTCTCCAATTAAAGAGGGCATTGCTGCCACTATATCTGGAATTCCATAAAATGTGTTTAATGGGGAGTATTCCTTATAATGAATAATTTCATTTGGACGTGGGTCAGCAGTCATTGGGTTTTTATTCTTTGCCCCAAAGTTTCTAAAGTAAACTACTGAGTTTCCAATGATTTGTACAAATCCATCATGCAAGCGACGTACACGAACCGTTGTTGCTGGAATATGACCAAGATAGCCAATCTCACCAGTAACGGTTCTGCCTACTTCAAGAAAGCCATTTCCTGTAGCCTGAACATCTGTATAAAACTTTTCCATTGTTTTTGTAAATGAGTCATCGTCGTTAAGGTTTTCTAGCCAGTCTTTAAGTTCTAGTTTCATTCTCTCAATACGATTACGAGCACGATCTACCGCTGCTTGGTCTTCGTTCATTTCAAACCTTAGCATTGTTCTATCTGCAATATCAAAGCGATATCCTAAACCAACTACGTTTTCCACCTTAGCATCAATAGCAGCATGATTAGCAAATGATGTGTCATAGAAGTTTGCTAGTTCGTACATGTTATATGGAGGAGTGATTACATCAAATAATCCGTAACCATTTCTATACACAGTGCCAGGATTAATTGCTTTTGATCCAGCGTCTACTCCTGATGGAGTTGCATTAGCAGAATCAAGATATTCGTTTGTTGCAAAAGTCATTGCTTTTGTTACATTCCGTGCAATTTTTCTACGGAAGTTTTGTTCTAATCCAGAAAAATCTTTAAGTTGATCCCAAGATTTATTAAATGGGTCTTGTTTAGAAAATTGGTTTTCATCTTTTTCTTGAGTGTTTAATCCAACTCTTACGTATTCTTCACTCATTGCTACCATACTTGTCATAGGTTTGTCGTGCTGCTACCCAAGCACCATGATCGTTCATGGAAGGAATTAAACCATTCTTCATTCTATCTAATTGCTCAGAATGCTCTTCCTCGCTAATTCTTGTAAGACCAGGAACAAAAACTGCTTTTCCTTCTCCATCATCGCCATAATACATAGCAGCCTTTTTTAGTTCTGAAATTTTAGAAATATCTCCACGTTCTGATGGAATATTTAGTATGCTTCCACTTCCGTCAGTAAACCAGGAGCCATTAGATTTTTTGTATACATATAGTCCCCAGTTATAGTCTTTTTCTATTACTTTGCGCCGTACATTGCCAACTTTTTTAAGAATTTCATTATCCATAACCACCAGTATACCATATTACAGGGCTAAGGCTGTATTTGTTGACCAAGTAATGTTTTGATATATTTTAACTTTGTCGGAGTCTATAGTTAATCCATTATCATCGTCAAATATTATTTTATTAGTTCCTATATATGTCTTATAAACGTCTGATGGATTTATGCCATATAAATCTGATAATCCTATTATCAGGGCACTTCCCCAATTATAGTTATTATTATAGTATGACCAGTCAAAATCTACTGATTCATTATTTTTTACCATATTCCAAGACCTTGTTGTGGTTTTTTGAACTTGTTGCAAATTGTTTGCTTGATAATAAGATATATTATTAAATAACGCTTTACCATTTAAATTAATAGAGCCTAGGAAGTTTCCAAAATCTAAAGAAGATTTAAAGGATATTCCAAGAGACCCCCACTCTTTAGATGTTATCACTGGCTCTTTAACTGGAATACCGTTCCAGTAATAAACTATATTGTTTAAAAATGTATTAGATGACACGCTTTTTGCAAAAATTCTTGCTCTAAGTCCAAAATCACTATCTGCTACTGAATAAAATTTTACAATGTCATCTTTGTAAACAATTTCAAATAACTCTGTTGGAATGCTTGAAAATTTATTTTCAGGATATCTTATCCACATTTGAACCGCACTTATTAAATAATCTGAAGACAATGATTCATTTATTGGAAATGAAATCCCACGACTTTGTAATGACAATATATCTCCAAGAACTTGTATTCCAGAGTTTTTAGTTAAATACAAATATGGAGTGCTACCCTTATAAATTGCAAAAGGATTTTTAGATTTATAATCATAATATATTCCAGATTTTTTATATGGAAATAAATTTACTCCAAACCTTGTTCCAATTGGATTAAAGGAGTTGTCATTAAAAGCCTGAGATGCAAATTCCAAACTA